TGGCATCTTTCATGGTCCGGTGGTATCGGGCGGAGCATTCGCCCTCAGCGTGGACATACGTAGACGCATCCGGACCCGTGGCCCAAAGAAGACGCCAGGGTCGGGACTTAGGTACTCCCGTTACATCGTGTCGATGCACGAAAAGCGAGCAGACTTCCACCCTGCACTGTGCAAGGGTAGCGCCTGCGGGACCTTTGTAAATTGTCTGTGGCATGGTCTTGATCTCCTGGTTGATCGATGGAAGGGAAGGGTCACCCGATGGCAACGGATTCGCTGCGAAGCCGGACCTGCAGGTGCTGCGGGTAGGTGCTGAGGTCGTGAGCGGTCCAGTCATGCGCGATACCATCGGCGCGCATGAGGACGGCTTGGAGAGCGCGCACGAGGGTCTCGGCTTGCACGATGTACTGCCCGTGACCTGCGCGGAAAACGATGTGTGTCTATCTCCGATAGTGCGCTACACCGTGCAGCGCATGAGGCATCATCGGCCCTTGCACGGCCCTTGTCACTAGGGACTTTCCCTCATGTATAAACGTACAGTGCGAGCCCTGGTGCGGGTCCGAAGCCCGCCGGCAACGAGCGTAGCGAGTAGCAGTTTATTGACTTCCCCATCCGTTCCCCTATACTGTATAGAACCCCAGTACAAAGTCTCCCTATGAAACTGTCTCGCAAAGCATTAGAGAAAGCAGCTAAGGAAACTCCAATAGAGCACATTCTCGGTAGGCAAGTCTCCGGAGCACTCACTCCAAAACAAAGACGCTTCGCCCACGAAGTAGCCAAAGGCGCAACCAAAGCAGACGCCTACAGAGCCGCTTATGACGTAACAAGTAAGTACACAATGGCAAGCAAACCATACGAGCTTATGAGGGACGAGAGGATACAGAGAGAGATAGACGCCTATGCCCTGGCAATAGAGGCGGAGAAACACAGAACCCCTGCCGCGCTGCGCTCTTTAGTCATCCAAGGCCTAGTCCAAGTAGCACTAGATGCAGATACTAAGGACGCCGTTAAGGTCCAAGCACTTAAAACCCTCGGCACAGTTACCGAGGTCGCAGCATTTACCGAGCGCAAGGAAGTGAGGAGTATTACATCCTCCGATGATGCACGGGCCAAAGTTATGGCTGAGCTTCGCACACTGCTGACGGCTCAGGCACAAGATGCCACGGTTATCGAGGCTGACGCTGACAGCCTGCTGCGCGAGCTTAGCGACAATATTAACGGTGCCGACAATATTAACGCTGAGTCTGCCGACAATATTAACGCTGCGCCCGATGGAACCACAGAGCCCAGCACCGAGACCCCACCTCACCCGGACCACCCCATTGTGTGAGTAGGAGTCCCGCTGCCTTGAACATACTATTCCACACAAACCATCCCTCATTCCACTCAAACGCCCCATTCCACACCAACGACTCCTAGCCCCAATGAACGCCGTAAAAATTAACGCTCCTCACCAGACCCCAGCCCTTGATCTGGAGACACCCCCCGGTAGACTTTCCAAACAAAAGTGGCGGGGGGTAGCAAAATTTCGGGAGCAAATTTGGGTGCCGTTAAAATTAACGGATGACATAAAGTACTTTAAGAACCGTGGCTAAGTCTATGATTTGTAAGGACTTTTTGGAAAACGTGAGTTGTTAGGTGGGTGAAAAGTTGGCGACCGTTAAAATTAACGGAAGTGAAGTGATGCTTTAAGAGTGTGCGCTAAGTTGTTGATTTGTAATGGAAAAGTGTGAAAAGCCGGTCAAGAAGTGGCGCACGAAGAAGGTATTGCAGAGTCCTCTGAGGAAGGTGTATGGGTCCAAGGAGGAGGTATTGGAGATGGGGATGACTGAGGCTCAGAAGGAAGTGTTTTTGGCTATAGATGTGTGGTGGTGCCGATTTGGGTACGGGCCTAGTTTGAGGAACATATGTGAGTTGAGGGGTAAGCCTGGGCTGGGGAGTACGAAGAAAATTGTGGATAGGTTGGTGAAGCTAGGTGCTTTGAAGAGGGTTGAAGGGATGGGTAGGTCTGTGCGGCCGACTTACATCTCATTCCGTAACATGGAGTAACGTAAAGGAGAAGAGATGGACAAGTTTTTGGACTATGTAAATGAGATGTGGCCGGAGTTTATTTGTGGGCCGCACCATGAGTTGATGGCGCAGAAGTTTGAAGAGGTCGCTGACGGGAAGATAAAGAGGCTGGTTCTAAACGTGCCGCCTCGGTTTACGAAGTCGATGTTTGCTTCGTACTTGTTGCCTAGCTGGTTCCTTGGCCGGTTTCCTGAGAAGCAGGTGATCCAAGCGGCTAGCTATAGGGATCTGGCTGTAAATTTTAAGCAGCGCGTTGACAAGTTGATGGAGTCACAGAAATACGCTCAGGTGTTTCCTCAGCATGGAAAAACTGTAGCTACTAATGTTGGTGGCGCGGTTTGTGGGTATGCGGCTGACTTGTACATTGTTGATGATCCGCACGAAAAAAGATTTGTTAAAGAGCGTGACTGTCAAAGTGCCTTTGATTGGTTTAATGACAATGCGATGTGCAGACTAAAACCTGCGGGCGCTATGGTTGTTGTGATGAGTAGGATTTCTGAGCATGACTTGACGGCTCGCCTTGAAGAACTTGGCGGGTGGGAGGTTGTAAAAATACCTGCTATGAAAAGTGATGGTTCTTCTACGTGGCCTGAGTTTTGGCCTGATGATCAGTTGCTTGATGTAAAACGAAACATCTCGATTGCAAAATGGCGCATGGAGTTTCAGTCAAACAATGAAGCTGGATGATCTAGTAGCGAGCCTGTCTCCTGCGGATCAGGAGAAGCTGTTACAGCAGGTACAAGATTACAAAGACGCTTTGGAAAGGGAGAAGTGTCAGAAGAGCTTCATGGCGTATGTAAAAAAGATGTGGCCGGGGTTTATTCATGGCCGGCATCATGCGGTGATGGCTAAGAAGTTTGAGGAGATTGCGGAAGGGAAGTTAAAGAGGCTTTGCATCTCGCTGCCACCGAGGCATACAAAGTCCGAGTTCGGTTCGTTCCTGTTCCCGTCATGGTTCCTTGGCCGTTTCCCAGACAAGAAGGTAATGCAGGCGTCAAACACTGGCGAGCTTGCTGTGGGGTTTGGCCGCAAGGTGCGTAACCTTGTGATGAGTGAGCAGTACGCGCAAATTTTTCCTGATGTGTCTTTGAGACAAGACTCAAAAGCTGCTGGCCGGTGGAGCACAAACAAGCAGGGGGAATACTTCGCTATCGGCGTGGGCGGCACGATGACTGGCCGTGGCGCTGATTTGATGATCATCGATGATCCGCACAATGAGGGCGAGGCCGCGCTTGCCGCGTTTCAGCCGGAGATTTACGACAAATCTTACGAGTGGTTTACATCTGGCCCACGGCAGCGTCTCCAGCCGGGAGGGGCAATAGTTATCATTGCCACTAGGTGGTCCAAGAGAGACTTGATTGGCCGCGTGCTCAAGGCGGCAGGAGAACTTGGCAAAGAAGAAGATTGGGAAGTCATTGAACTTCCGGCAATCATGCCTTCGGGTAAACCCTTATGGCCTGAGTTTTGGTCGTATGAGGAACTGTCTGCTCTAAGGGACGAACTCCCACCGGGTAAGTGGAACGCTCAGTACCAGCAAAATCCCACCGCCGAAGAAGGCGCGATTGTTAAAAGAGAGTGGTGGAAGATCTGGGAGCGGGAGAAGCCTCCTGCATGTGAGTTCATTATCCAGTCTTGGGACACAGCATTTACTAAAGGTGAGAGAAACGACTACTCTGCGTGTACTACGTGGGGTGTGTTTCACATGAATGAGAACGAGAATGACGTCAACATCATTTTGTTGGACTGTTTTCAGCGGCGGATGGAGTTTCCTGAACTAAAAGAGAAGGCATTGTCTCTTTATAGAGAGTGGGAGCCTGATGCTTGTATAGTAGAAGCAAAGGCTGCAGGTGCTCCTTTGATCTTTGAACTTAGAAAAATGGGCATTCCGGTGTCTGAATACACCCCTAGCCGTGGAAACGACAAGTTTGCCCGTATCAATTCTGTGGCGGATCTGTTCCAATCAGGTAAAGTGTGGGCTCCAGATACCAGGTGGGCTAGAGAACTCATCGAAAACATGGCCGCTTTCCCGAATGCCCCGCACGACGATGATGTCGATAGCGCAGTTCAGGCCCTGATCCGCTTCCGGCAGGGTGGTTTCTTGCGTCTACAAACAGACGAACAAGACGAAGTTCGGTCTTTCAGGCGTAAAGTAGCGTTTTACTGAGGATTCAGCATGTCAGCAAATTTTGCATCCACGACAACACCCCTTGACATGGGGTTGATGACCGAAGAACCGGCGATTGAGATTGAAATTGAAGATCCTGAGAGCGTAAAAATTGGGATTGACGGCGTTGAGATTGAACTTGAGCCAGAAACTGAGACGACTGAAGAGTTTGATGCCAATCTTGCTGAGTACATGGACGAGGCGGATCTAGAAGATTTGGCCTCTGAACTGATTGACTTGGTTGAATCGGACATTAACAGCCGAAAAGACTGGACAGACATGTTTGTTAAGGGCCTGGAAGTCCTTGGCATGAAGTATGAAGAGCGGACTGAGCCGTGGTCCGGGGCTTGCGGGGTTTATTCGCCTCTTTTGACCGAAGCCGCGATCAGGTTTCAGTCGGAAATGATCACTGAAACCTTCCCGGCACAAGGCCCGGTGAAAACTCAGATCATTGGAGCGATAGATAAGCTCAAAGAAGAAGCAGCAGATCGTGTCAGGGATGACATGAACTACATGCTTACTGAAAAGATGATTGACTATCGCTCAGAACACGAGCGGATGCTGTATTCGCTGGGGCTTTCCGGTTCGGCTTTCAAGAAAATCTACCCAAACCCGAATACAGAACTGCCGGCTGCGCCTTTCATCCCGGCAGAAGACCTGATCATGCCCTATGGGGCGTCAAATGTGTACACCGCAGAGCGCGTAACTCACGTTATGCGCAAGACGGAGAACGAAATCAAGAAACTCCAGGTAGCCGGGTTCTACAAGGATATAGAACTTGGTGAGCCTACTCACGTTTTTTCTGATATTGAGAAGAAAAAGGCTGAAGAGCAGGGTTATTCCTTAACGGATGACGATCGCTATCAGGTGATGGAGATCCATGTTGATTTGGACTTGAAAGGGTACGAAGATGAGATTCCGATTCCCTACATTGTTACTATTGAACGTGGTACTCAGGAAGTTCTTGCGATCCGCAGGAATTGGGAAGAGACGGACAAGAAAAAACTCAAGCGACAGCACTTCGTTCAATACACCTACATACCGGGGTTTGGTGCTTATGGCCTGGGTTATATCCACATTATTGGTGGTTATGCTCGGGCTGGCACTTCCATCATTCGACAACTAGTAGATTCGGGTACGCTGTCTAACCTGCCGGGTGGTTTAAAGTCTCGTGGTTTAAGGATTAAGGGCGATGACACGCCGATTGCGCCGGGTGAGTTCAGGGATGTAGATGTTCCGTCCGGGGCAGTGCGGGACAACATAATGCCCTTGCCGTACAAGGAGCCGAGTCAGGTTCTGGCGGCGCTGCTTGAGAAAATTACTGAGGACGGTCGAAGGCTGGCGGCTATTGCTGATCTAAAAATTAGCGACATGAGCGCACAGGCCCCGGTGGGGACTACGCTGGCAATTTTGGAGCGGCAACTCAAGACCATGAGTGCTGTTCAGGCGCGGGTTCATGCCTCGCTTCGGATGGAGTTCAAACTTCTGAAGGGAATCATCCGAGATTTTCTGCCGGATGAGTATTCATACACCCCTGAAGGTGGTGACCGGGCGGTCAAGCGGGCTGACTACGACACGGTAGAGGTAATTCCTGTCAGCGATCCAAATGCCGCCACGATGGCGCAGCGGATCATGCAGTACCAAGCTGCTATTCAACTTGCCCAAAGTGCTCCGCAAATCTACGACTTGCCACAACTTCACCGGCAGATGCTGGAAGTTCTTGGTATCAAGAATGCGGAAAAATTGGTGGCTTTGCCCGGGGATGAAAAGCCGCAAGATCCTGTGACTGAAAACATGAATGTTTTGAGAGGCAAGCCGATCAAGGCTTTTGCTTATCAAGATCATGAGGCGCACTTGCTGACGCATCAAGCGTTCATGCAAGATCCAAAAATTGCCGCGACGGTTGGGCAGAACCCAATGGCTCAAGGCATGATGGCTGCACTCATGGCTCACATTGCAGAACATGCTGCGTTTGCTTATCGAGCACAAGTAGAGATGGCACTGGGAGTTCCATTGCCGGTGCTGGATCAAGAAAACAACGCTCCCATTGCGCCAGAAGATGAGAAGGCGTTGGCTCCGCTGATTGCCGCTGCGGCTCAGAGGACGATGGTTCAAAACCAAGCGATGGCCGCGCAGATGCAGGCCCAGCAGCAGGCGCAAGATCCAACGATCCAAATGGCTCAAGCAGAGCTTCAGTTGAAGCAAGCTGAGATGGAGCGCAAGTCGCAGAACGACCAGATGGACTTCCAAATTGCTCAAGGCAAACTTCAACTTGAGCAGGCCCGACTGGCGCTTGAAGCCCAAAAGGGGCAAGGTGAAGATCCCCGGCTGAAGGCTATCCGGGCGCAACAGGAACTTCAACACAAGGAGCAGGCACATCAACAAAAGATGAGGCAGCAAATTCAATCGGATGCAATCAAAACCAGACAGCAGATGCTTCGCTCTGCTTCCAAACCAAAGGCTAAAGAATGACTACTGCGTTTGACGTAGTTATCCAAGAAATCGAAGAGCGCCGCGATGTGATTGCGCAGGCTCTTATCTCAGGTGCGGCAAAAGACTTCCCTGAGTACCGAGATATGTGTGGCGAGATACGGGGTCTTTCGCGCACGCATTCCTTTATCAACGACCTCCTGCGAAAGATGGAAAACGATGAGTGAACTACTCCTGAGCGACGGCAAAAACACGACAACTTTGCCGGGTACTGATGCTGAAAAAGCCAAACAAGTACCAGATCCGAAGACTTTTCATATCTTGTGCATGGTTCCAAAAGCAGAAGAAGAGTATGAAAGCGGGCTGGTCAAGGCTGGTCAGACCATGCACTTTGAAGAAGTGACGAGCCCAGTTTTGTTTGTCGCCAAGATGGGACCGGATTGCTACAAGGACATCAAAAAGTTTCCTGATGGGCCTTCATGCAAGGTGGGTGACTTTGTTTTGGTTCGGCCTAACAGCGGAACTAGGCTGAAGATTCACGGTACTGAATGGCGGATTATCTGGGACGATAGCGTTGAGGCTACCGTGGACGATCCTCGTGGTATCAAGCGGGTATAAGGAGTAGAACATGGATGATTACAGCGACGTAGATGAAAATTACAACCTCAAAAATCCGCATGAAGCAGAAGCAAAAAAGGCTGCATTAGAGGAAAAGATTGAGTTTGAGGTTGAAGGCGAAACAAATATCGAGGTCGTTGACGATACGCCTGAGGAAGACCGCAACCGTCCTCCCATGAAGGAGGCACCTACGGAAGTAACTGAAGACGAACTCGCACAGTATTCCGAAGGGGTAAAGAAGCGCATCCAGCACTTTTCCAAGGGGTATCACGAGGAGCGCCGCGCTAAAGAGGCGGCTTTGCGTGAGCGAGAAGAGGCGCTGCGGTTTGCCCAAAACCTAGTTGAGGAGAACAAGAAACTCCAAGGCAGTTTGGGGCAAGGCCAGCAGGCGCTGCTTGAACAGGCTAAGAAAGTAGTTGCTAACGAGGTCGATCAGGCCAAGGTCAAATACAAACAAGCCTATGAAGCTGGGGACGCCGATGCTTTGGTTGCGGCGCAGGAAGAACTAACTGCTGCCAAAATTAAGGCTGAGCGTGTAAACAATTTTAGGCCGCAGGTTGCAAAACCAGAAGAACCTGTGGTACAACCCGCCCCAAGCGTTGCTCAACCTATTGTGGATGAGAAAGCCAGAGCGTGGCAAAAGGCCAATCCCTGGTTTACTACAGACCGCAAGATGAGAGCAGTTGCGATGGAAATTCACAATGAACTTGTAGAAGGCGGTGCAGACACATCAAGCGATGAATACTATCAAAGCATCAATGCTGAGATTAGGAAGATTTTCCCGGATGCGTTCCCTTCGGAGAAAAAGAAGTCATCGGTTGTAGCCCCCGCCACGCGAAGCACAGCGCCTAAAAAGATCGTGCTAACGCAATCACAAGTACATATCGCCAAGCGGCTTGGTGTTCCTTTGGAACTCTATGCTAAGCAGGTAGCTGAAGAAATGAGGAAGCAAAATGGCTGAACGTAATCCCCGTGAAATTGAGTCTCGCGCATCGGAATCTCGTGGCGCGGACAACCGTTCTTCAGAGTCTCGGGTCTCTGACAATCGCGCTGCCGAGTCTCGCGCTGCAGAGATCCGCGCCAAGGTTGAGCGGTTTTCTCAGGCCAACTCTTCTGTGTTGCCTTATGTCAACGAAGAAGACGGCTATTCCATGCGATGGATTCGGCTCAGCACGATTGGGGTTTCTGATGCCCCCAATGTTTCTCAGAAACTTCAGCAGGGCTGGGAGCCCGTAAAAGCTAGTGACCATCCAGAAGTATTCTTGTTTGAAGCTGGCAGCGGCAAGTTTGCAGACACGATTCAAATCGGTGGCCTGATGCTTTGCAAAACACCAAAGGAGTTGACTGAGATGCACGATGCCAAAGCGCGTGAACGCGCAGAGGCGGAGATGCGTGCGGTTGACAACAATTTTATGCGCGAGAACGACCCTCGTATGCCAACGATGTTCAAGCATCATCAAACGAAGGTATCAAAGTTCGGACGCGAGGCTTAATCAAGGAGGCTTAAATGCCATATCCGTTTGTTGATGCACCTTACGGGGCAAAACCCGTAAATCTGTTGGGTGGTCAGGTGTTCTCGGGTTCTACCCGTGAGTACCCGATTGCCTACAACTACGGCACGAACATTTTTACGGGTGACGCCGTAACTTTGTCTGCCGGTTTTCTGGTGATCGCAACGGCTCCTATCAACACTACCAACACTACTGTTGGTGTGTTCGTGGGCTGTTCGTTCACTGATCCTGTGACCAAGCAAAAGCGGTTCTCGCAGTTCTATCCTGCGAACACGCTGGCTGGTGACATCCGCGCAGTGGTGGTTGATGACCCCGATACGGTTTTCCGTCTGGGTGTTGTGACTGCCGCTGGTGTTCAAACTATCGGTTCCATGTCTCAGTTGGCGGTTGGCGTGAACGCTGCCGGTTCCACGACCACTGGTTCGGTTGCTACTGGCAACAGTTCTCAGGGCGTAGTGGGCACCACGGCAACGGTTGCTAACGCAGGCTGGCGTATTCTGAGCCTTGTGCCGGAATCGCAAGTCAGCTCACCGGCAACGTATGTGTCCGGTACTGGCACGACCACGCTGACCGTTTCTGGTCTGACGGTTGGTCAAGTTCTTCCCATCGGTACGGATGTGTACCAGTTGGTCGCGGCCACTGGTCAGTTGCAGTTTACGGGTTCGTCCCTGACCGCTGCGTCAACCGTAACGACGACGGGCAACACGGCCTTGACGGTGACTGCTTCGACGGTGACGGTTACTGGCGCGTTGGTGTTGGTTCAAAGCCAAGAAGTTTTGGCTAAGATCAACTTCAATGTCCATCGCTACAACATCGCTTAAGGAGTAAATCATGGCTATTGGACGTGCTCAACTACTCAAAGAACTTCTGCCAGGCTTGAATGCTTTGTTTGGCTTGGAGTATGCGCGCTACGGCGAACAGCACAAGGAGATCTACGATACGGAGACCTCTGAGCGCTCGTTTGAAGAGGAGACCAAGCTTGCTGGTTTCTCCGCCGCTCCGGTGAAGAACGAAGGTGCAGCTATTGCGTATGACAATGCGCAAGAAGCCTGGACCGCTCGTTACAACCACGAGACTATTGCGCTGGGTTTTTCTATCACCGAAGAGGCGATGGAAGACAACCTGTACGACAGCCTGTCTCAGCGGTATACCAAGGCCCTCGCCCGGGCTATGGCGTACACCAAGCAGATCAAGGCGGCGGCAGTCCTGAACAACGGCTTCTCTTCGCTTGCTCTGTATGGCGACGGTCAGCCTCTGTTTTCGACGCAACACCCGCTGGTGTCTGGCGGCTTCAACTCTAACCGGCCCGCTACGGCGGCAGACCTGAACGAAACGTCCCTCGAAGCGGCTGTGATCCAGATCGCTCAGTGGGTCGACGAACGGGGCCTGCTGGTCGCCGCAAAGCCGCGCAAGTTGATCGTTCCCCAAAACCTCAGCTTCGTTGCAACCCGCCTGCTTGGCACCCAACTCCGAGTAGGAACCACCGACAATGACATCAACGCCATTGTCAACAACGGCTCCATCCCGGAAGGCTATACCATCAATAACTTCCTGACCGATCAGAACGCTTGGTTCATCAAGACCGACGTTCCCAACGGCTTGAAGCACTTTGTCCGTATGCCGCTTGCCACTAGCATGGACGCTGACTTTGACACCGGTAACAACAGGTACAAGGCGCGTGAACGTTACAGCTTTGGGTGTTCTGATCCTTTGGGAATGTTCGGCTCCCCCGGAAGCTCCTAAAAAGTACTTGTAAATCAAGCACTTACGTTTGATTGAGGCTCCTTCGGGGGCCTTTTTATTTGCCTGTTGACACACGTCGTGTGAATGGCGTATTATTACGGCTCCTATGTTGTGTAACGGAGATCCCATGAAAGAGCCAGTCATCTACAAGATCCGCAATGTCGTAAACGGCAAGTTTTACGTCGGAAGCACCACTGACACACGCGAACGGTTTCGCACACACCGCTCTCGTTTGCGCAAGGGCGTGCATCACTGTCGCCACCTCCAGGCCTCTTGGAACAAGTATGGAGAGGACTGTTTTAAGTTTGAAGTTCAAGAAGTGGTTGAGAATGCAACCAAACTTTGGGAGGCTGAGGCACGTTGGTTGGCTGAGCACTACGGTAAAGCTTATTGCTATAACGCTGGCAGTTCACCAGACGCGCCTATGCGAGGACGTTTTGGTGCAAGCAACCCAAAGTACAAAGTTCCAATAGCTGAAGAACAAAAAGCCGCAATCTCCGCCACGCTCAAAGCGTTTTACGCTGAAGACCCCAATAACCACCCCCGTGTAGGCAAGCAGCACACAGAAGAAACCAAAGCAAAAATTAGTGCCAAGGTCAATCAAGCCATAGCCGAAGGTCGAGGCGGTGCTTTCATACCGTCAGAGGAGACGCGGCAGAAAATGTCGGAAGCACTGAAAGGCAACCAGAACGCTCTTGGCTACAAGCGCACTGATGCCGAGCGTGAGGCTATTCGCCAGCGCACATTAGGCAACCAAAACTTCCTTGGCAAGAAACACACCGAAGAGTCCAAGCAGAAGATGCGAAAGAGCGTGGTAGAGCGGACATCGGGTCAAGTGTTTGACAGCTTGACTGCTGTGCTTGCGCACTATCAGATGACCATGCCTACCCTGCGGCGGGCGCTTGTTGCGGGCAAGCCTATTACCAAGGGCAAGTTTGCTGGTTTGGTGTTTGTTTACGCTTGACTCCCCCATTCCCCTGTGCTACCCTCATGTAAACCGAGATTCACAACAACCCGCCGACTGGCTCGGCAGACTTCTCCTCAGAGACGGCGGGTGCAGATTTGAGGAAACATCATGGGTTGGTCTACTATGTCTGGTCCGGTTCGTGTAGGCACGAACCGCTACCCTCCGGGGCGTAACACGGGCTTGGTGACTCTGGCTCAGTCGTATGACTCGGGCAATGTGTCTGCCGCTATTGGTAACGTGGATGTGTCGGCGCTCATCATCCCTGCGGGCTCGCAGATCTATGACATCGTGGTGGATCAGATTGTTATCCCCACCGCTACGTCTACGTTCACGATTTCTGTGGGCACCACTTCTGGTGGTTCGGATTTGATGGCGGGTGTGGCAACGACTGCTGGCGGGCGTTTTCGTGGTACGGCTACTGCTGCTACACAGTTGGCATGGCAGACTTCCACCGCGGCAGATACGACGATCTTTATTCGCAATGCCATTGGCACGTTGGCTACCACGCAAGGCCGGTTCATTGTGACGGTTGTGTACGTCCAGCGCGATCCTAGCGGTGCTCAGAACCCGACCACGTTCCAGAACTGATGACGGGGGCTTCGGCCCCTTTTTCTAAATAGGAAAAAAGTATGAGCGGGTTTGCACCGTTATATGACAGCGCAACAGGGCGATCTTCTGCTTGGAAGGCTACGGATGACGCTGCGCATGTAGTGTCTACGGGCACCCAGAACATCACCACCAAGTTCCGCGACGCATTCGAGACCTACGACCCCGTCAATGGCGGCAAGTGGATTGAATCCCTCGGCACGGGTGACTTGGTGTACGTGGACGGCAACGCCGCCGCCGCCAGCTATCTTGTGGTCAGCAAAAACCCCCTAGTTGCTGGCACCGAGACGGCAATTGAGTCGATCCTTAAACTCAGTATGCCCATCGAACTGGGCTTCGGCGGGCATATGAGCCAGCGCACGCTGGGCCAGGAGTTTTCGGTCGAGATCGTGGACACTGGCGCACCGTTGGCAGACGTGCCGGATTTGGCTATCACGGCGATCCAGCAGGCCACAACCACGCTGACGGTCACTACCGCGCTGCCGCACAAACTGTCGGTGGGCAAGAGCATCGGAATTCGAGGCGTGCTGGACAGCCGGGTGAGCTACCCGGCCTTGGTTGTGGGGTCTGTGCCCGCGCCAAACCAGTTTACCGTGACCGCAGGCCCTGGCGGCACGATCCCTTCCCTGACGGCATACACCGCTTCGGTTCTCGCGTCCACGACCGCCGCGCTGCCTGCCAACGTTTACGCCAACGGCACGGCAGGTGTTGGGGCCACGCTCACAGCCTCGGCTAACGGGGTTTTTCCTAACCAAGACGGCGTGACCATCCCGCTGAACGGGCGTCTGCTGGTGCGCAACGAGGCGACGGGCGCCAACAACGGCGTTTATGTCCTGACGCAGGTGGGCTCTGCGGGCACTCCCTGGATTTTGACCCGGGCCACCGACTACGACACGGCGGCTGAGTTGACGGTAGTGGCGGGTGCGCTGTTCGCGGTGTCGGTGTTCGTGGCGGGCGGCGCAACTAACTCTCAAAAGACGTTCTACTTGTCCGCCACCGTCACGACGGTGGGTACGACGGATGTGACCTGGGTGGACTCTGGCAAAGTTGGCCCGCTAGGTTTCGTGTTTTTCCGTGAGCGCCTGGGTCGGGCAAACAACGGCGCCTCGATAATCTTTGAAAACACGACGGTCACCAACGCCTCGCTCTACATCCGCTCGGAGTCTGGCGACGCGCTGCCCAGCGGCA